GGGCAGACCGCGCTGACGATCGCTCTCTTCCAGGAGAGCGACACGCTCCGCCGTCTTGGCCATGGCCATCTGCACGAGCTCTTGAGTCAGGGGGCGGTGCTGGGGGTTCATCATTTCCTCGATCTGAGCTTGCTTGAGAGTTGGTAGCTGCGGCGGCTGAGACTTTTGGGCAGCTGCGCCCGCATCTGAAACTTGGGTGGGGGTCAGCACCTTCCTAACGTTGGAGGGGGGGACCATCCCGGGCGGCGTGTTCTTATTGGAGGCCGCTTCTCCTTGCACATCTGAAACGGGAGGTGGGCTCACCCCACCGAACTTGCGAAGTGAGCCCACGTGCCCTCAGTACTGGACCGGATAGCCGGCGAGCTCGAGGAGCTCAAGGGCGCGAACGTCGACGGCCGACTCGAGAGTTTCCGCGCTGGCGACCTTGATGCTGTCCGGCGCGCCGAGGGTGAGAACAGCGATGACTCGCTGCGCAGCCTCGTCCGCGCTGTAGCCGGCGCTGGCGGCCTTTTCGCACGCGAGCTCCGCCGCGAGCTGATCGATGGCGGGAGCCGAGGTGACCGGGGTGGGCGCCGAAGCGACCTTGGGCTGGGTGGGCGGCTGGCCGGAAGCGAGCTTCTGGACCTCGTCCATGAACGAGCGAGCCATGAGGCGACCGAGCTCGTCGGACTCCGCGATCTTCATCGAGGCTTCCTTCTTCTCAGCGAACTCCGCCTTGGCCTTCTCGACCTTCTCCTCCTTGTCGTCCTTCTCCTCTTCCTTCTTCTCCGGCTCTTCGTCCCCTGCGGTCTTGAAGGCGTACCAAAGGTCGTTGACCTGGTCCTGGGAAAGCTGATCGAGGTCGATGCCGTTTTCCTCGGCGAGCTTGGTGAAGAGCTCCACCTCAGCGAGTTTCTCGGCCTCCTCGTTGGAGGCTGCGGTCTTGGCGAAGTGAGCGTTGATGAGTTCAGAGAGGGACATGTTCGAGGGTTTCCTTGTGTCTTTATCCGCGTAGTCTTCGGGTGGACTCGCCACTCTATTACGCCGGCTCTTGCCCGTTTAGAAGTGGAGGAGGAGCGACCTCATCCCAGAACGCTGATTGAATATACCCGACAGTGAGCGGAGAGAACAACTCACTCGCCAACTTCGACGCCACCTTACCACCGATGCCAGTGTCACTGGCAAACGAGAGGAACGTGGGGGCGTGGGACAAGGTCTCCATGAGTTGGGAACGATACGCAGTGTATCTACTACTTATCTTACGCAGCGGTTCCGACAGAAGAGAAGGGGCCGCTGCCGTTTTTACAGGGGGAGGTTCAGTTCCAGAACTGATGACCACTCGAATGTGTAGTGGCTCCTTCAGTGCAGAACGCTGTGGGAGGAACGGCAGGATCTCCTTCACCACATCTGGGAGAATGTCTCCGTGCGACAGATGGAAGTCCGGATCGGCACTGCAGCGAGGGAACACGGAGCCACGAGAATCCAGCTTGTCAGCTAGATCCCCCATGCCTCCTTGAATCAGTACGACACGCTGGAACTCCCTGGGGCGGAGGACAACGCCAGCGCTACCTAGTGTAGCCAGCATAGACTCCAGCGGGCTGTCAGACAGTCTGCGCAGCATGTCGTCCGGCAGGTCTCGTTCCCTACGGGTGACAGTAGCCACCGCAGCCGGGATGAACTGGCTAGGGATGTCCTCCTTGTACATCTCGCTGGACTTCACAGCAGACGTCTTGGGGGTCGCCGCTGCTGTCTTGTCCATACCGGGAAACAACCGCGCAGCCTTCTTAATGAAGGCATCCGACGGTGAAGAGATCATCCCGGGACGGGACAGGTGCATCAGTGTCTTGGCGGTCTTGTCAGCACCGATGAACACATACGAGATGTCGAAGAAGCGCGGGTAGTCGTTGTACACGAACACTTTCCGCCCGTCCGGGAGGATCTTGTTCGGTGTCTTGAGCATGTGCTCGCAGTATTCTTTGCGAGTGATTGCCCACCCTCTGATGGGGTGTTTCTTGTGGTACTCGAGGACGGCTGCACCTTCGTACGGGTGACGCTTGGGGTCGAAGGTGGCCTTTGCTTTTCGGAATGCGTCCCAGTCAGCGCAAATACAACAAAGATCCCCCGGAACACGGCTCCCCATACTGACTTCTGCGTATTGTCCCGACTGAAGTTTGTCCCAGATAGCTTGCCCCCCATTGGCTAGGCAGCGGTCCTTCGTCACTCTGGTGACGAGCTCCACCCGCTTCATCCTATCGTTCCAGCAGACGAAGGTCACATCGCCGAGGGACTTGTTGGGGTCCTTGTTGCGGTGGTGGGGGTAGGCGTGAGCTCCGTAGAAGGTTGGGAACCCGTAGGCCCACTGCTTCCCCACAGAGGCATCCAGTAGCGGGTTCCCCGTCCATCGGTCAGGGCGGTGAATCAGGGAGCTCTCTGGGAAGGCGTCCGCGTTGGAGTTGGAGCTGTAGAACTCAGAGGCCCCCAGCGCGTTCACCAGCGTGTAGCAGGCGTCGTTCTCCGGACGGACCGTCTCGATGTACTTGAGGACCTCAGGCACAACAAAGTGGGACGCCGTCTTCTCGAAGAAGGCGTCCGTGGCCCTGTTGAACAGCGGGAGAACCGTTGGGCCGTACTCGTTTGTGGCCGCGAACCGGCTCTCTTTGGTGATCATGTCCGGCGTCGCGGGGGGGTGGCGAAGACAGTCCCGTGCGGGGGAGTGGGCGGCGTCCCGTAGTGGCCTGCCATGTACTCCATGTGGTCCTTGTCGTAGTCCTGCGACTTACCTCTGAAGTCCATGTCCCTGGCTTGTTGCGCCCGCTGGAACGCCTCCGACGCGCCACGCTCCTTAGTTTGGAAGGACTGGTTGTCGCCTTGCAAGTGGCTCTGGTTCTGGAATTGATGGTCCAGCTGGCCACGGGTGTGGTGCGATTTTGCTACTGCATCCAATGTGGCATCCAGTAGCTTGTTCGGGTTCTTCTTCGTAGGGAAGTACACCTTCTCCGCGAGGATCGATCCACCCTGGGAAGTGGACGCGCCCGCTGCGCGCATGTACGCACCAGCTACGTATGGGTCAGCCGCGAACTCGCGGTTCATCGAACGCAGCGAGTTGAACGCCATGTTGAAGGTGCGGGGGTCGTTCTGGTGATCCGTGTGGAGGTCCGGGTTGGAGGCCATCATCCGCTTGAAGTCCCGCTCCCGGGTCATTGCGCTGTACGCCTTCTCTCCGCCTGCAGCCACGGCGCTGATAGTTGCCATGGCTAGCCCAGCACCGATTCCATCCATGAGTGACTTACCAGCCATGGAGCCACCGCGCCGAAAAAGGTCTTTCACCCCATCGAATCGCGAGGCGTTCTTCTCCCCGTAGGTGGAGACGAACTCTTCCACCGGGTTGGCCCGTGCTCCCTTGATGGCTCGTACCACGTCTTGGAACCTGCTCATCTCAGTATCCTCCCATCATCGCGTACGGGTCCCCGTCCTGCTCCGCCATGTAGTACTCCTGCGTGCCCGGCACCAAACTGAGGGCGGTGCCTTTCGCTTGCTGGAAGGCGGGGCTGCCCTTCAAGGTACGGCGGTACGCTTCATGAGTAGCAACCACTGGGGCAGCGTAGCCCAGCGCTCGGCCAACGCTCCTACCAGTCTCCCGCCCACCAGCCCCAGCGAGAAGGTGCCCAGCTCCAGCGCCGATGTGCCCGCCGAGGTCAGCGGACGCGGCGAACACCCTCTTGGCCGCCCCGTACAGCCCGCCCGCTTGCTTTCGGATGAAGCTGTTGAGGGTAGCCACCCCCTCCTCGAGCTCCTGAGCTTCTTTCCGAAGGGAGGCGGACTTCTCCAGGGAGGCGCACCAGCCCTGGAACGCCTGCACCATCGGGTGCGTCAGGTCGGGGGTACCGCCTGCCACCTTCGTGAAGCTTGCAGCCAGCTTCTCCGGGGAGAGGAAGACGCCCTGCTCGAGGAGCGGGTCGATCATGGCAGCCATGGCAGCCTTCACGAACACATCGTCGATAGACGCGGAGCTGAGCGCGTGGGCCACATCTCCGAGGGAGTAGCCGCTGAGGGCGGCCCGCTTGACCTCCTCGTAGAGGTCCGCCGAGAAGTGGGCGTGGTTGCGAGACTCCTGACGGAGCGCCTCCTTCACGTGACCTGCCTGGCCCTCCAGGGTGTCACGAAGCTCGTACGCCTCGGCGTAGGGGTCGCCAACGAAGGAAGCCTTCTTCTCGCTCTCCTCTCGCCCTTTCTTGCCGTAGTCCTTGGTGAAGTGTTTGTACCCCTTCACCCCACCGTAAATACTGCCAGTGGTACCACCTAGTAGGGCACCAGCGTGAGCGCCTACGGCAGCGCCAGGTGCGCCGCCAAGTGCGTGACCGAGGAATGCGCCGCCCACGCCTCCAGCCAAGCCGCCGCCGATCATACCGCCCATGCCGCCCAGAGTACTGCCCCCGGCACCCATCAACGCGGCCTCTACCCTCTCCCCCTTATCAGCCTTCATGGCGCCAGCCACGCCGCCAACCAGGGGGTGAAGCCACGCCGTCTTCTCCTCTTCCTCCAGCGGGTCATACGCCTCTGCATAGGGGTCCCCGACGACGGATGCTTTCTTCTCCTCCTTTTTTCCCAGCCCGATAGTAGCGAGTTGGTAACCTGTTACAGCACCTATAGCATTAGCTGCCAACGTACCAACCGCAGGTCCCAGCCTGAGAGCACCGACTCCACCACCAACGAAGGCGCCGGTGGCACCTCTGGCGAATCCCTCAACGCTTCGGGAAGGTCCTGCTTTGTGTGCACCAGCTACGCCTCCAGCCACGCCAGCAACTGTGTTAAGCAGCCCCAGCTCAAGAAGCGTAACCGCTACCTTCTCCTCTTCCTCCAGCGGGTCATACGGCTTCGGCGCCGTGGCGTACGCACTCACGTTCAGGCTCGCAGTCTTGCCGGTGTCGAACACAGTGCCTCCGCCTCCGTCGTTCAGGTCCTGGAGCACGGTCGAAGGATTCGCCGGACCACCTTCCCCGAAATCGATGTACTTGTGCCCCATCCCCTCCTTGCGGAACTCGGTGAGGTACGCGGTGGTGTTCGCGAACTCCACTACCCTCCTCACTTGTTCCGGGGACAGACGAGCACATTTCACAGTGCCGACCACAGCTTCGTGCAAGGATGGGTAGGCACCGACAGACCACCTCTCCGCGGCGGACTTGCCCATCTGCTCGAGCTCACCGCCAGAAATAGGGCGTGCCCGGCGTTGCTGAGCGTCGCTGAAGTTGTGGTCATCCCTCATTCACCAAGAAATACCATGGCTAAGCCGAACCACGGAAGCAAAGATCCATCCTTGATGTCCGCCATAGAGGCGATGGCGTGCCTGAACATCGGCAGGACAGCACTCAACGCACTGCGGCTGTCAGGGGCGCTAGTCCCAGCAAACATGGGGGGGTGGGCTGGTACACGGTACCGCCGTAAAGAGGTGCTCGCGCTGGCCGGCCAGTCGGCCATCAGGATTGCCGAGACCGCACTGGCCACCGCAGCTCGTTCCGAGACCGCATTACAGGACGTCCTTCGCGTCATCGGGCTCACCTTCGCTCCGCTGAGCACCCGAGCGGATGACGTCGCGGAGGACTACGCCAAGATCAAGAGGTTCATCACGTACGGCGATGACATGTACGAGATGGACATGATGAACTGGGCGAACAGGTACACCACGATCACCCCGGAGCACCTGCAGCTCATCAAGCGGTGCACCGGGGACGTGGCTGCAGGGGAGATGTACGTAGAGTTCTTCCGTAGGGTTGGTCTGCTCACCCAGGAGGGCACCATCCTACGAGGGCAGGTACAGCGAGCCCTGGTGGCGGTACAGCAGGCGGTGTACCTGTCATCCGACACGGGGGCGGAAAAAGTCATGCTGAAGGTGCGTCAGGTTTTGTTCAACCCTGATTCCCATCACTAGATGACCAGCTGTACTGAGGCTGCCCACCGATCTCGCGGCGCGGGGTGATGATGTCTGGCCTTGGCCTACGGATCATCGAGCCCAGGAAGCAGAAGACGATGGAGTGGAACGAGTCGTCGGGTCGGTCGGGTCGGTGGCCGTACACGATCATGCGCTGCTTCTCGTTGTACTCCGAGTAGATGTTCAGGATGTCCTGCGCGTATGGAACCTGAAACTCCTCGTACCTGGGGAACTCGAACACGTTGCGGCGCTTGATGGCAGCGAAGATGTCACTCATCACCTCCGAGCGGTGCACCACGAACCGCTGGATCCTGTTCTCGTAGTGCACCTTCCGCTTGAGTCGGGCGACGTACTGGAACTTCTGAAGGCGCTTTCCAAACTCGCGGGTCAGCGTGTTGTTCTGAACGTAGCCAGCGCCGTAGTCGGAACCGATGACTGACACGTTAAAGGCCCGGCAGATGGAGACGATCTTCGCCACCTGAGCGTCGGGGTTGTTCGTGTCCTCTCCCTCGAACCGACCAATCCAGAAGATGCGAAACTTGCTGCCCACGTAGCAGGCTAGTGTGAGCACGGTGTACGAGGAGCCATCAGCACCCCAATCGATGCCAGCGTACACTTCCTGCCCCAGTATCGACTTACGGAATGCCTCTAGCGCGGTGGGGTGCATAGTGACGAGCGGGTTGCAGTTGTCCCGGATCGTTGCCCGGCTGATCGGGCGCATGCCCGAGTCAAAGGACAGGCCCAGCACCTCGTTGTAGAACTTGTCCCGGCTGTACCTGGAGTAGTCCAGTAGGATCTCGTCCCACTTACGCCACGGGACCATCAGCTGGTTGATCCGGTACGCCTCGAACATCCCGTCAGCAAAGGTTGAAGCCCACTGAGCCTTCTCGTGCTGTGGGTTGATCGGCTTCCCGCACTTCTCGCAGATAAGCCCCTTCCTGCCGATGTTTTTCTCGCCCAGGATGTTCCAGAAGTTGCACGCCTCACAAGGCACCACCCACTCGCACTGAGTGGACATGGGCCGCCCCTCTTTCGAGGTTCCAGACAGGTAGAACTCAATAGGGTTGTCGAACCCCTTGGGAGTGCCGCCGTAGATGAAGCTGCGGTGCATCTCCGGTGCGTGGGACGTCGACTGCTCGATGACAGGCACGACATCGGCCAAGATGTCTTGGAACTCGTCGATAGCCAGGCACCATGGGGAGACACCGCGGACACGGTCAGCGTTCAAGAACGCGTACCGCAAGGTAATCTTCGACCTGTTGATGAACTGCTTCTCAAAGACGTTCTGCGACAGACTCCTGGTCGTATACCCGCGCAGAACCTCGCTTGTCTCGATCGGATCCTTTATGCGGTCCACGGAGAACGTCTTCGTCTGCGTGGACGAAGGGGAGACGTAGAGGCTCTTAAACCCAGGGGTGATGCAAGACTTCGCAAGGAGCTTGTTCCCCATCGTCGTGCTCTTCTCGCACTGTCGTGCGCAGCACAGGAGGGTACGCTTCGCGGGAGTATCGTATATTTGGTACATGTGCCGCCGCCCCTCAAAGGAGAACGGCGCGTACCCCTCCCCCTTTTCCGACGGGAGACGAAAAGCAAACTTAGTGAAGTCGGACAGCTGCAGGTAGACTGTCTCGATGGCCTCCCCATCCTCCCCCGTGGTGTCGAGGAAGTCATAAAAGGGCGAGGACTCTGGCTCCCACGGATCGCCACGGAACGCGGCATCGAGCTCCTCATCTGTCAGCGGTCTGTTAAGGACATCCTCCTCATCGTCAATCTCACCTTGATCAGACAACGGAACCTCCAATGGAACGAAAAGACATCTGCGAGATGGCCGTAAGCCTCGTCGACTCCCTCATCCGCGGAGGACTGTCGCTAGCGATGGAGGAGATTGTAGTACAAGAGCAGGCGACGGACGACTGTGTTCTCTGGGAGGTTGTAGTCTCCACCAAGGTGCCAACGGAGACCAAGTCACTACGCAGGTACGCTAAAGCGTACCTGCTGGAGAGAGGCGTTACACTAATCAAGGTGTACGAGAAAAACGGAAGGCTACGGTTGCTGCTTAGCGAGAGAGAAGAGCCTCTTCCAGCATCTTGTCCAGCAACGCAAAGAAGTGGAGACTCATCATCTCCGAGTTCCCACGAATCCCCACCCCTTGCGCACGGAGCCACCACGAGTTCGCCTCCGGAGTCCACGCCGCCGCCAGCTTTGGGTACTCCAGCCTGAAGAACTCGATGGCTGCCGCACTGAGCATACTCGCGAACTGCTTCTCGAAGTACGCCTGGGAGTACGGCGCGTCCTCCGGTCGGTAGAAGTGGTACGTGATGTCCCCGGTCTCCGAGTCAGCTGAGTACTCCGCGGTGAACGTAGTGTAGTCCGTCACTTTCGTGAACTGGACCACTGGCACGCCGTCGATGAATGAGCCGAATGCCGCCGCGTTCTTGACCCCCGTGTACTCCACGTCACTGTAGCTCATGATCTTCCTCCATGTCGTCCTCGTCCCCACCGCCTTCGCCTCGTAGCAGGTTACTCGGCAACATCTGCGTAGTGTGGTTACCCGCTGTAACCTCCAGCATTGTCGGGATTCGCTTATCGGTCGTGCGAACCCCCAGCGCAGCCATCTGCTTCTTCAGCAGCTCCTCTGGGGGTGCCAGCGTGCTCTCCACGTCGCGGAGTGCCTTCAGCGCGGTCGTGTATGCAACCACGCGCTCGGCGTCTCGCATGCCAGAACCGCAGGCAGACTCCATGATTTTGGCCACAAGCACGTTGATGACGCCCTTAGTAGCGTGGCTCAGATCCACGTGCTCTGGCATCAGCCCCATACGCATCTGAGCGATCATCGCACTCCATGGGGACGAGGGCAGGTCAGCGGCAATTTTTCTGGCATCCCCCCAGTACGTACTCTGCAGGGCCTCCATCTGCGCCTCTATGTCCTCGCCACTGAACTGAGAGTGCGAAACGCGAAGCTTGATGATCGCACGCATCTCCGTGGAGTCCACCAGAGAGAGGTCCCAGAAAAAAGACAAGTAAGTGTCGATGTCCGCTGCAACGCAGGGGACTCCCTTGTCCCTCGTCACGATCCTGGCCACCGACGACGTAGGGGCGTTGAGCATGGCCATCGCTTCAATGAACTCCTTCGCCCTTGGCTTGCGTAAGAGCTCAAATGCTTTCTTGCCTCGCTTGTCAGGGAAGAAGATCCGCTGCAGCCCCTGCTCGAGAAGGTACCTCTGCGAGGTCCAGTGGTACTCGTCGAACGGATAGAACTCCGTGGGCGGCTGCAAACTAGACCGAAGCCTTCTCAGGTACGTGGTACCGAGGGCGTCGATCTGCGCATACTCACACGCCTCCAGTACCACGGCATCCGAAAATCTCTTCGGGTGGAGAAGCATGTACTTGAGGTACATCTCCGCAGGGGAGCGGCGAATCATAGGTCACTCCGCGAACGCGAGCACCTTGAGACCGGAGATGACTTCCTCGAGCGTGCGCACGGTTCTCTCAATGGCATCCGTGCTGATCTCCTGTAGGCCGAGGCGCGAGGCGATGAGGAGCTCGCACAGCTTGTTCATCGTAGCCTCGAGCTGAGGCAGGTGTTCGATGAACTTGTGGGTGTTCTCCTGGTTGATGAACCCGAGGGACAGAACGGTGTCCACCGCCATAGGGTCTGGGATGTGCTCCGCTTCCTTCCACAGGTCGCGGCGCAGGACGACTCGCGAGGCGAGCTTCTCGGTGGCCGTCTTCATCGCCAGATCAGCGGCGGACGCTGCAGTGACGACCTCCTTCACCGGCAGGTACGACGGAGCGTTGAGGCCCAGGGACTCCGCGATCTTCTCCACGCTGATGGAGGGGGAGGCCCCGAGCCCAGCGAGCACGAACAGGGCGGAGTCCACCGAGTGGTAGCCCGCCGACGCCATCTTCTCCACAGCGTCACCTGACAGGTAGACGCGGTTGGGGCCGACAGCTCGAATCTCCGCCCAGCTCGACGCCGTCTTGGCCACGGTCTGAGCAGCCTCCTCTGACGACAGCAGGGCGACCATGCCGGACTGCTGGAGCGGGACGAACTGGGCGTCCGGGGGCGGGCTGTACTTCGCCTGCGACCCGTCTGCCATCTGGATGACGAACTCGCCGCCGGGGACGCCGCCCATGACGGTGACGGGCAGCGTCATCACGGGGCCCTCCTCGCCGGAGAACGCCCACGCCCCGAAGCCAGCCGGAGTAGAGGTGGTGGGGGAAGTGACTTCTCCCACCTTCTTCCCAACGATGTCGGACTGGTACGCGGCCTGGGAGCCGTTGAAGAACAGGGTGGAGGGGACGGAGAGGCCCGTGGTGGGGTCGATGAGGTTGGGGAACACCAGCCCGGTGATCTCCTTCCCCTCCAGGTCCATCACCTTGTAGGTGCCGGCCTCCGTGATGACCTTCGCCTCCGAACCATCATCCACAGGGACATCCTTCCCCTCAGCCATGGTGACGGAGCCGGACATGTCGGCAGCCAGCACGATCTTCTCGCCGAAGCGCTGAAGCGCCTGGTATCGGTCCACCTGCTCGAGCATCGGAGCCCAGCAGCGACGGGACGCAGACTTCACGGTGTACTCGTTCGCACCCTCCCTGGTCAGCTGCGCAACGTCTGCACGGATCAGCCCGAAGATCCCAGCAGCCACCTTCCGGTTGCCCTCGAGATCGAAGTTGGCAATGTGCTGCAGCGCTGCGCGGCTGGCGGCGTTCTTGGTGAGAAGGCTGCCCATGTGCGGGGCGGCGGACACGATGTCCTGCGCGAGGACTTCGTACCGGATCGCCTCGAGCAATGACCCCGTCTTCATCTGCGGCAGGGTCTTCTTCACGGTGTTGCCCGTGACTTTGGGCATGGAGCTGTTGGGGACGTTGGTGGCAGCCGACTTCGAGGGCTTCTTCTCGAGTACCCTGCGGATCTCCTCGTTGAGCTCGTCAGACGCCATCTTTCCACCAGGCATCATGTTCCCGTCCAACCCGCCCATGCCTCCACCAAACTGTCGGTTCGGCGGATAGAGCTGGCTCACCATGCTGACGTCACCGGAGCTAACTCCCGTCACGTCGAACAGCTGGGGGCGGAACATCGCCTGGCGCATCCGCTCCTTCGTGAGCGGCAGCATCTTGGCGTCCGAGGTCACCAGGGTGTCCAGCGGGAGCAGCATCTTGTCCTTCACGATGAGGGGGATGCGCACCCGCTGCACGCCGACGAGTGCCTCGGCCTCCGGCTTGGGCTGCACTTCCGTCTTGCTGGACACGTCCACGTGGCCAAAGCCAAAGCCACGTTCCACGTCCACCCGATCCATGTGGACATTGAGCGCGTACTCGCTCACGTACGGAATCTGCTTGTGCACTTCCGACAGAATCTCGGTAGGCCAAGTGTCCGCGTCCTCCGACAGCGTCACGAGTGCAGCGGCGGTTTTAGCGGTGTAGGTACGGCGGCTGTCGAGGAATAGCGGCTTCATTTGTCCCATTATAGTGGTGGGAGGGGGAAAACCCCTCACGCCATCAGTGTGGCCTTTAGCCCCACCCACGCAGTGGGGCTTTTCGTGAAGATCATCACCCCATAGGTGAGCTCGTGAGCGGCGATAGTGTTCGGACCGTACGACATCCCATCGGACATGTCACTGTTCAGCATCGCACCGGCCGAAGACAGTGGGATGTTCTCCCACGAGGCTACTAGCAGCGGCCCCGCAGAGAGGTCCAAACCGGCCAGGAAGGCAACAGCGGGTAGCTTGAGGGCTAGCGCCGCTTGGATGAGTAGCTCTAGTCCGCCAATCTGGAGGGATAGGTTGGCAGCAAGTGACGCACACGCGCTGAGCTGAGCTGATGCCTCTATCGAGATAGTTGGTATGCCTAGCGATAGCGCCAGTGAAATCTGAGCTGCCAACGAGGCTGTGGCGCTCAGAGCCAGCATGAACCCAGCCAATGGGTTGGAGATGCCGATGGAGATATCAATGGATGCGCTCAGGGCTGCGCTCAGCTGAGCCGACAAGTTGGCCTGCAGCGCTCCGATGCCCAACGAACCAAATAGGGACAGGTCCAGCTGGAACAGTAGTGGGTTTAGCAGCCCTACGGCAGCAAAAAGCCCGATGTTAATGCCGCCTACCGGTCCCCCGAACACGGTTCCATTATATGCCATAACTATACCAATACGTTTGGAACACCGGTGACGATGAACCCGTCAACCGACATAGGGATAGGGAGGGTGGGCAAGCCCGCACCCGCCGCAGGCCCAGTAGGTATCGCACCGGGGGTGGGAGTGAACGGGAAGATAACCCGTACCATTGCACCTTGGTGAGCTACAGGCCGCCCCCCACCCCCAAGCTTTACGATGTTCCCCTTGATGTGAGCTAGTGCCCCGCCGTCAATGTTCACGCTGTTGGAGGCTGTGAGCTCGATGGTGGTGTTGGACTTGATGGTGACCATTCCGTCAGATGACAGGGCTAGCCTCTTCTTCCCGTAGACCGTCAGGTCCTCCTTCGTCCCAAGGATCGCATTGCCCTTCTCGTCCACCGTGAACCTGTACGTGACCTTCTTCACGTCATGGAAGGCACCAGTCTCCGCATCCACCCCCTGTGGTGCCACAACCACTTCGTACACAACCTGGCCCAAAGAGGCACCGCCGTTCAACTCTGTGGCCGCCGAGTCCATCACCTTCCCGCACTTGACACGCACATCCGCGAACTTGTCATCCGCGAAGATACGGAAGCTCTGGAAGTATTCGGTGGCCGACTTTCCATCCGATTTGCTTGGGAGGATGCCCCAGTACTCTGTACCACCCTGGGTGTGATGGTAGTAGTCGTCCGAGATGTCCACCATGGTGTTGGACAGTGGGATGAATATCCGTTGTGCTAGCTCGGAGCTACCGATCTGGAGAACACCACCCCGATGCAATACGACGAAGTTCCCGTCGCGTCCCTGCATACGGATATCGCCAGGTTTCGCTCGCTGTCTTCCGCCAGCGAAGGAAGCGCCAGACGTCTTGCTGCTCGGGTCACTGTGCGACGTGGTGCCAGCGGGAGCGTCCGCAGTAGCCAGATCCACGTTCTCAAACGCCATCAGAAAGTAGGCCACGTGTGGCGGAGAGGAGTCGCCGGGGATACACACCATGCACTTGGCGTTCACCTCCGGTGTTACGTAGATGCCCTCCCCGTTGTTGTGGTGCAAGTAAGGGGAAGCTACCTGTATGTGCGCGTACCTCTTGCGGTCGAAAGAAGTGTACACGTCCACGGTCCAGGTCACGTAGTTCACGTTGACGACCTTCGCCTCCACGAACACGGCAGGCACGGTCCCCTGCCTTGCTGTGAAAGATGTGCGAAACCGGGACTTCCCACCTTCGACGGCGGACATCAGTAGTGGTGCTCCTTCACATCAGCCAGATGGCGACGGCCTGGGAGATTCGAGTGTGCCTTGTTGAGGCCGAACTCAGCGCCATACGCTAGCCCAGGGATCGGGTGCGCTCCGTGCAGGTGAGAGACCGCGCCCTCTGCCGCAGCGTTCACCAACGTGCTACGCAGTCCCATGTGCTGAAGCTTCGCCATCCAGTCCTCCTGAATGGCCTGTGGCATCGTGCTGACACCGCGAAGGACGGGGGTGTGCTCCACGGGTTGGCGGCCAGCCGCAAGGAGATGCTTGTTCAACGCGTGCACGGAGGAGGCTGGCTTGAACTCCCCTCGGAGAACGCCGCTTGCATCCCCAGGATCCGTCACCTTCGTCAGGTTGGACATGTTCCGCACGACCACCTCCACGTGCTTCCGCAAGATACCTTCCCCCTTGTACAGCTTGAACACCTCATCAGCTAGATGATTCTGCACACGCTCCATGCTGCCAGTAGCCTCGTACAGGTGGTGAGGGTTCACTACCGTTCGGTGAGGGTCAGACAGATGGTCGCCAGCCGCAACATGCTGGCCGACCTTCAGCCCCGCCCAGTCGCTGGCCGCGTGTGGTTCGTGCAGCGCATGTCCAGATGGATCTTTGCCCACGAAGTGACTCTTCCCAGCGACGGTAACATGCACACCCGTGGGGGTGTGCTTGATCCCCTCCACCTTCCCTGACCTCATGGCGAGAGTGGCACTATGCGGAATATTTTCTGGAAGGCCAGTGAGCTGGTTCAGCCTATCGAACGCGCCGAGTGTTTTTGAGCCTCCGCCGATGACAGCGACCCCTCCTTGGTGAAATGCCTTCAGCATCAGCTGCACGGCACGTTCGCCTACTGCCTGGGCAGCGTGGACCCCAATGTTGGCACCGATCGGGTGGTGCTGGCCGCTGGATGACAGCCCAGCGCACTTCTGGCAGATGCCCTCCCCGTGCTCGCACCTCATAGGGGAACGAACTAGCAGCTTGGCGGTGTGGTCTACAGCCCGAATCTGCCCCACGGTGCGAGGGCTGAGCAAGGTGCCGGCCGGGATGTGCAACTTATCTGTACGGTAGTCAGCAGCGAGTACGCGGTCGTGCACGTCGTCGTCGGCCACTGGAAGTAGTACACCCTTCTTGGTTCCGCAATCAGGTGAGGACACAAGCGTGTCCACCGACGACTGCATCAGCAGCTTGGAGAGGTACCCGGGGTCCTGTACTGCTTGCACCTTCTGCACTGAACCACTTCTAGCTCCATGCATCTGAGTCCAGTAGCCGGACACGTCCAGCCCCTCTGAATAGCTCCGCGTGACCGGGGTGGGTATGGTCCTACCTGTCGAGTCCTTCAACAGCATCGGCGCGAACACGAGCTGCTTGTACTGGTCCCATCCGGGTTTCACCCCCGCCTTGAACATGGTGTGCAGATTCGACCCGTGCAGAGGGTCCACGCCCATCACGCTGGACTTCATCGCGGTCTCGGCCTTCTGATACCTATCCACCACCCTAGCGTCCGCTGCTGCCGTGTGCCCGTCTGTCTTCCTGATCTTAGCTACGTCCGAGTGTGCCGATGCCAGCAGTCCGTCTCGCACGGAGGAATGGGTTTGAAGATCCTTCAGCGACAGGGAGTGTGCGCCCACAGGGATGTACACTTCCTTCCCTTGCGACATGCCTGGGACTGGGATCACCCCGAAGGAGGCGTGGTACCCCACGTCCTTGATCATGTTCACCGACTTGTCAAAGTCGGCGTGGTGGTCCTTGCCGAGACGAGTCAACAGGGAGTCTAGCGCCTTGCTGTCCAACGGCTTGTGGATGTCGTGAAGTACTTCGCCCTGCAGCGCCTGCGGGAGGGTCATGGAGAGCAGTACCCTACCCGCGGTAGTCTTCTTCCCACCAACGGTCACGATATCGTTCACGGTGATGGACCTATCCCTCGCCGCCTCGACTACATGGCCGTGACTGCTGAACTCCTTGCCCGTGTCTTTCCCTGGCAGGCTGGTCTTGTAGATGCCTAGCGCAGAGCCGAGTGTAGGCACGTACATGAGCCTATTGCTGGCCTCCGAGAAGAGGTTGTTCGTAGGTTTCATGCGGTGCACTTCGGAGATGGCATCCTTGGAGATGGGCACGTACGCCCGCATGACGTCACCATCGAAGTCGGCAGTGAACCCACCACACACCAGGGGGTGCAGCTTGATGGCATTGCCGGTGGTGAGCTTCACGTCGAAACCTTGGATGGAGTACTTGTGAAGAGACGGGTCACGCTTCAGCAGCGTGGGGCGCTCTTCTACCACCTTCTGTAGGGCTGCAAAGGAAGCTGGCCCACGCAGGGCGAGAACTTTCTGCGCCTCGAGCGGGTTACTGGCGTGCCCCATCTCCTGGAGCTTCCGCACGACGAACGGGCGGAACAAGTCCAGCGCAGCCTCCCGCGGGAAGCCGACCTCGTTCAAGCCCAGGCTCGGCTCCGGGATGACAACAGCCGCCATCGACAGGTCCTGCCGCTTCTGCGTGATCCTCTTTTGAAACATGCCCCCCTTCGGCTGGGCTCCAGCGATAGTGTGAAGTAAGCCCTTGTGTTTCGCGTCACCGAACGGGATGCCGTAGCCGGAGATGCCAGCGATGCGCTTGTACAGATCGACACGGAGCTTCGACTGCTCTTCCGGAGCGTGGCGCAGCTGAGGGTCACTCAGCTTGGTGTTCACGATGCCTGCAGACTTGTACAGCTCATTGACGTCGGCGTAGTCGATGTTCTTTCCGTCGTTGAGAATGGACGCGGGGCGGAATGCAGGGGGGATCACCGCGATGTTCTTCATCACGTAGGCTTCGTTAGCCGTTGTACCAGTGACGGAAAGCGCGTTGAGGTACTTCACCCGCTTGAGGCACTCGTCCACCTTGGACGCCGACGCCTTCGAGAGCTTGTCCTTCGCGTTCTCAAGCTCCTTCGCCACGTCGATCTTCTTGAGCAAGTGCTCGATGGCATGGCCGCCGCGGTGAGGACCGGCAAGGCCGGCCACCACTTTCCCGTCGGACGTGACGCTGTGGGTACCCGCCAGAAGCCCGTCGAACTGAGCTCCCGACAACCCAGTAAGGGACTTGATAGGCTTCTCGAAAATGGGGTTCGGCATCGGCTCAGCAAGCGGGAACCGGGACCATCGTTTTCCGTTGTGGCCTCCCGTGAGCGCGGTATCGAACAACCCGCCAGCCTTGGGGACCATTTCCCCACTGTGCTTGTCTACCCGCGCGTTAAGCAGCTCGCCTGGCTTTGTGATGACACGGGAACCAGCCAGCTCCAGCACGTGCTTGTCCGTGAGCGGGGTCACGAACACCTCGTGCCCTTTCTTCTCCACGTTGATACCGGAGCCCCGGAGCATCTCCTCAAACTTGTGGAAGGCGAAAGACTTCTTGGGGGTGGGAAGAGGGGAGCCCGTCTGGATCGCGTTCCAGATGTCGAGGTGGGCGGAATTCCAGCGCTTCCTCTCATCGGTCTCAGGGTCTGCCCCCTCGCCCTTGAGAGCCTGGAACTCCCGCAGGTTGTGCACGGAGCCGTGTGCCAACATCGCGTACGTACCCAACGAACCAAGCCGCTGACCACTCTTCGGCTGCAGGTTATTGTCGTACGTGTCGCCTCCTTGCACACCGGGCAGGCCCATGCCTGACGTCACGCTGAGCTTCTTGTCTGACTGGTGTACGAGCTTGAGCACGTGCTGGTACCCCGTCATAACCTGCCCGAGGGAATGACCGCTCGCGGGGTCGACTAGCTCCTCGGTGTCCGATAGGCCGTGCTTCTTCAGCTCCGCCTGCACATGGGACACGGCGTCCATCCCGGGCTTGAAGTTAGGCACGATGTACGGCTTGCCCGTCTTCATCGCGATCTTCCCCGCGGCAGTCTCCAGGATCTGCGAGGGGTTCATGCGCCCTGGCACGCCGAGCGGGCTCATCAGGATCTCGAGAGGGGCGCCATCTCGACTGTGTGGCATGTCCTTATCAGGGAGGATGGCGGAGATGACGCCCTTATTCGCCGAGCGAGCCGACGCCTTGTCCCCCACCTTCGCCGGCTCAACCGTGCGTACGTGGACGTGAACAGCGCCATCCTGCCTGTGCACGGACACAACCTCTCCCTCGACCTCCCCGTGCCAACGGAGAGAGTTGTCCGTGTGCGTCCCGAGAAGGGCCTTCTGGTACGCCTTGTCGTTGGTACGCGACTTCAGGTCATACGGCTTCATCGCCAGGACGAGTGGGTCGCCCGGCTTTACCTTCGACCCCACAAGCACGACCCCGTCCTCCCCCAGGTGCCCTACCTGAGTCTTCACGTTGTACAGACCAGGTAGCTTATCGAGGAACTTCTTCCGGTCCAGAATGGTCTCAGGAGACAGCTGTACCGTGTCCTTGTACATGTGGTGGGAGGACAGCTTCTTCGCAGCGGTCTCCGAGATCACGAGCCCGTCTTCGTAGTTCAGCCCCTTGAAGTCCAGGTAGGCAGTGCGGAGGTTTCTGCCAAGCGCCAGGACACCGTTCTTGCTGTAGTTCGTGTCCGCTAGTACCTGCCCCTTGGCGACCTTGTCTCCGACCTTCACAATGGGTGTGGAGTGAAGGACGCTCTTCGCGTCGTTGAGCGGGAAGTTGTTGTACAGCTGCACCTCCTTCGACCCACTCGCGGTGCGGATGTGGATCCCGTCCGGTTGGACACTGGTCACCGTGCCGTGTACGGGGGACACATGCGCAGCGTGCTTCCCGAGCACCTCATCAAAGGTGTGGATCCCATGGACTTCGGAACCGGTTGCGGCCTGCACAAGCGGCGGCTCACGGTCGACCAGGGAAATCGCCTGCTCGATGTGACGCGTGGCCATCGAAGCGCGGTTGCCGGACACGCTGCCCAGAAACGGGATGAGATTAGTGGTGGAGCTGAACAGCTGTGAGGGGTGTCGCAAGACGTAGTCCGCCTTCGAGAAGGGTACGTCTTTGAAGTGGTTGCCTTCTCCAGCAACTCGGACACTGTCGCCCAGTGGAACTGGTTTTCCGTTCTTCCACGACACCTGGTCTGGCAACACTACGTTTGACGTTAGGAACTTAGCGGCGTCGACGAGCTCCGTCTTCCCCGTACGGATGTTGTGGAGATGCACCTTGGCCTCCGTACCGATCTTCTTCAGACCCATAGGGAGGCGGAGGTTCACGCCCGTCCTGCTAGACTCGGGCGTGACCACGGTGTCCTGGAACGCCATGTGTGACTGGTTGATCAGCTTCACACTGTCGAGGATTTGCTGCTCGGAGGAGATGCCGCCGGGACCGAGCACCGTGGTCTGGGAGTTCTTTCCAAGCATCTCCACCGGGTTGATCTGAGCAGCCAGCTCCGACGCTGCGTTGTCCGTGAACGTGTCCCTGATGGGGGCGTTGAACAACCCAGGCGGGATGATCTGCCTGAGCTTGGTGCTCGCATTGATCTGCCGTCCGACCCTCGAGCGCACAGCCTTCCCGTGCTCACGGATCTTGTCCGCAGCGTAGTCTCCCGTGGAGCGCAGGTTCTTGAACACCAGCGAGTCCTTGTCGTCCTCTGGGGCTCCGTTATGTACCTTGTGCAGGCGCTCGATAGCGCGGAGTAGGGCGTCTCCGCTGACGTGGTCCACTGCTGCGCCAAGCGTGTGCTTCGTGGCAGTGGGGTCGAGTTTCGAGTCCGCCATCTGATCCACGAAGTGCTTGAGCGCAGTGTGCTCGTCAGGGGCGTCTTTCTTCGTGCTGGACTTGTAGAACTGAGCGATGGCGCCGCTCTCGCCCCTAGCCCCTTTGTTGGCTGCCAAGAAGTCTTTGCCCAACCTCTTCTCCACCTCCGTGTCCGTGACCCCCAGGGCGCGAAGCATGGGGTACACCGGGAGCTCCGCGCTACGGTACTCCATCTTTACGCCGCCACTCTCGGGGTGAAGCGACAGGGCGAGGGGTGACTTGTTCACGACGTTGAACTGGGTCTTCAGCTGCCCATCTTTGCCGCGGTGAGTGTACGCCCCAGGCTTCAACTGCCACTGGTTGGATACCTGGTACTCTTTGCCGCCAACAATGTAGCTGTACCTGGACGTCATCTGCGGCAGGTCAACCAGCCGCAGCTTCTTCTCGTCCACCACGTTGCCCGTGCTGTTCTCAATCAGGCGGAGGTGCCCGTGTACCGGAACGGCGAAGCTACCACCCTCCACCTTCGCCTTGTGTTGCTGGCGAATATCGTCGGGGTCGAGACCGTCCCCAACACTGAGTGAGGCGAGCTCCACGGTGTGAGTACTTCCCTTGATAGGGAAGTGCGTCTTCAGTGCCTCCAGCGTCTGGTCGCGGAGGTGATCGGAAGATTCCCTGGGATCTAGGTAGGCCACCGGACAAGACTAGGCCGGGATGTGGGGGCGCGGCAAGTCAGTAGCTGGCTCGCAGAAAAGAAGGCGGCACGGCGATAAGAGTAGTGATGAGCGATCAAACGCAGGGAAGCATCCTGCAAGACATCATAGACGCACTTTACAAAGCACTAGTCACTGGAGGTCAAGATGTGGAAGTGGGCGCTGCTGACGGGGTTTCTCATGGGGATGAGGACGTGGCTGGAGGCCGAGGCGAGGATGGGGACACACGAGGGTAGCTCGTGATCGTGAACCCATTCGCGGAGAAGGGACGTCTCGCGACATTCAAGGGCACCCGAATGCTGCGAGATGACTTCAACCTCATCGACCGCACGGTCACAGATGTGAGGCAACCCTACAGGGAATGGACGATCGTGGGCGTGTACTCGCCCCTGACGTGCAGGGCTGTTGAGGGGATTCGGGTGAAAGTAGTGGATGAGTCCGGAGTCCTCACGTTCATCGAGCAGATGGACCTGGAAGTGCTGATGGGACTGGCGAACAAAGGGGACCTGTGCTCCTGGAGCGGGAAGAGGTACCTGGGGCCTGGTGACAATGCTTTCGCTGGGCTGGTGTGCGATGAGGACGACCTCCTCGACGACCTGATGGATACGGAGAACGTCATCCGGATATCTACGCCTGTCATCCCGGACAGAACGACCATACACCGGAAGTTGCGCCTGGAGTTCGGTCACGAGGTGGAGGAGACATGGATGATGCTGGGAGACTTGGACGTGGAGAGGGGGACATCCCCGGACACGAGGATGGAGACACTGGAGAGGAGGTGGAGGAGGATCTCGAGAACTCCGCTGCGATCGTAGCGAGGTACTACACGTGCCCCCACTGCGACGAGCCGGTGGAGACAGAGACAGAGCTAGTCGCGTTGGAGATTTCGGTCTTTCGCACGGCTGATGACCACCCTGTAGCGAAGGACATGAACGGCGACTACTCCTTCCCGCCCTACCTGCTCCACCGTGAGTGCTGGGAGTGGGTGGAGGACAGTGCGCGAGAAACAGTAGCTGACACACCCGTCAAGCTAGTCACGTCGGTAGCGTGCCACACATGCAGGGGAAGTCTGTCAGAAGACGACCCGTGCGTGTGCGCTACCGCGGGGGAGCTCGTCGACTCGAGGGTGGATGGGCTCACGTTCCAGAGGCAGGAGCTACCGCAAGTGTCCTGCCTCCTGTGCCTCGCCTCCTCGATAGAGGAGTTGTTCGACGAGTGGCAAGACCTCGAGGAGTATTACTGAGGTGTTGACCGTAACGAGGTGGGCCGAGATTAGGTCTATCAGTGTGAGCTTGTTACTGGGAGAAAGTAGACCAATGCAACTTGAGAGAATCATCCGTACAGCGTTCCTGGTTCCGCAGGACGAGCCCAAGGACTCGATGTGCAGGTGGGGGTTGCCAACCATCCTGTGGGGGTTGCCAGGCATCGGGAAGAGCTCCAGGGTGAGGGAGGTGGCCGTCTCCCTGCACCTCCCGATGGAGGTGGTGATCGCCATGCAGCTCGAGCCCCCAGATGTGGGGGGAGCCATCATGGAGGACAAAACAGACGGTGGTGCGAAGAAGGTACTGGTGCTCTCCGAAGTCAAGAGGCTGCGGAGCAACGGCTTCGGGGTACTGTTCCTCGACGAGCTTGGACTTGCCCCGCACTCCATCCAGTCAGCACTTCAAAGTGCGGTATTGGACAGGGAGTTCGGGGACGTGGTGCTACCGGGACAAGTTCGTATCATCGCCGCCAGTAACGACTCGAGCTCGGTGGTGGAATCGTGGGGACTGACCTGCCCCATGGCGAACCGCTTCTGCCACATCTCTGTACCTGTGAACTCCGTGGAGGAGTGGGGTAACTGGATGGAGGGCAAATCCGAGAAGCTGGAGGACGTCGACTTCCTGGACCTACAGGACCTGGTGGCGAAGGAGTGGGACGGCGCATACGCCACGTCGTACGCTACCGTGAAGAGCTTCCTACAGAAGAACACGAACGTCTTCCACAAGATCCCCAAGGACGATGAGGCGAAGAGGAGGGCGTGGCCATCAGGGCGAGGGTGGACGTCCTTCGTTCGCACACAAGCTACTGGAGCCATTCTGGGGGAGCCCGAAGCCACGGACACCCTCCTGGGCGGCATCGTCGGGGAGGAAGCACACGCTGCGTACAAGCAGTACAAGTCGCAGCTCGACCTACCGAGCATCGAGGACGTTCTCAACGGAACCTGGCAGCCAAACCTGCGGCTAGACCAGGCGTACGTGGTGTACACCAATCTCCGTGCCTTCGTGAAGGGCACTACCGTACAGGAGCGAACAGCCGATCTGAGCGTGCAGGTGTGGCGTGCCCTGAGTGCAGCTGCGTCCAAGGGGTACCTGGACCTCGCATGCCTGGTGATGGTCGACCTTTCCGGGTGGCCGCACAACAACACGGACAGGATCAAAGAATTGTCGGACCCGCTGTACAAGCGCACGGGGAAGAGCAACATGGCTGGGGTGCTGGGTCGTGTCTGACGCCATCGCCGTGGCGAGGGTATTCATTCAAAACAAGGGTCCGTACTACACTCCGGTGCTTCTACAGCTGACGTTCCAGCCGCAGAAGGGGATGGGGACGTTGGCCACCACCGAAGACGGGGTCGTGTACTTCGACCCACAGCTAGTGGACAACCTTCCAGCACCACAAACCGCTGGAGCTATTGTCCACGAGATACACCACGTGATCCGGGAGCATGTGCCCAGGTTCAAGCAGTTCCCCGGCGAGGACCACACGCTGCTGAACTACGCTGCGGACTTCACTATCAACCCGCAGATCACCGCGGAAGGGTGGGAGCTTCCGTTTAAGGTGATGCCATCCGATTACAAGCTGCCGGACAACCTAACCCTGGAGGAGTACGTCTCCCTCCTACAGGGCCAGGAGGTACCCGGGGGAAAGGGTTGCGGGGGTGGAAAGTGCGGAGGGATTGGGGGAAACCCGTTACCAGGAGAGGATAAGATCAGAGCCCCGGTCGGCAAAGACCCACAGAGCATGGCTGACGCGGTGAAGGAGTGTATCCGGATAGCAGCCACCACCGCTCCTGGGCCGCACCAAGGCTGGTGGAAATCTCTGGCAGCCACCATCGACGTGCCTGCGAAGGTACCATGGCGAAAGGTGTATAGAGGGGCGGTGTCCGCTGTGTCCGGCGGCATCTCCTTGGGGTGCTCCGACTACTCGTACGGTAGGCGCTCGCGTCGGCAGCTCCTGTCCAAAAGTCAGCTGCCGAAAATGGTGGACCATGAGCCAGAGGTGTGCGTCGTCCTAGACACATCCGGCTCAATGAACGAACTGATGGACGCTGCTGTCAGTGAGACGAGGTCGCTGCTTCGCTGCCTCGGCATCGAACACATCTGGCTCCTACAAGCTGATACGAGGGTGAGAAGTACAAAGAGGGTGAGACTTCACACCCTGAGCTCCGTAGAGCTCGTAGGAGGTGGCGGAACCAGCTTCGACCACGCGCTAGAGGAGGCGGGTAGATTGTCCCCCCGTCCAGACTTCATCGTGTACATCACTGACGGGTACGGGACCATCTATCAGAAGCCGTCGATCCCTACCATCTTCTGCCTCCTGGGCGGAGGGAACGCGGAGACGCTAAAGAACTTCGGCAAGATCGTTGAAGTGACAGCGGACTGATGAGAGAGGCGGGGGGTTCGCTCCCCGCCTTTCTTTAGCCAACTCGCCGGGGAGGGAGCATCTCCGGCATGGGCCGCGTGTCCACGCCGCCAGCCACCGGACCAGGCGCCGCACCCATACTGGCAAGCGACTTCTGCACAAGGGCCACTAGGTCAGGGCTCGTGTTTTCGAGGTTGGCCAGCCACTTGGCCTGGGCGTCAGGCGGCATGTCCTTGATGGCTCGAGCATACGTCTGAGCCACCATCAGGATGTCCACTCCGCCACCTCGTTGCTCCATGCCCAGCGGGCTCTGCATCTGCTGCATGGGGTCAGAGCCGTCTGGGGGCTGGCCAGGCTGCGGGGGAGCTCCCTGCCCCGTGGGTGCTTCCGCAGCCGCTTCCTGTCCACCAGGGGTGCCACCGCCCGTGGGGTCCACCGCGCCTGGCTCACCTGGGGCTGGAGCTTCGGCAGCGGGAGGAGGCTGCATCGCGGCTTGAGCCTTGGCCTGGAACTTGGACGTGATCAGCATCACCTCCCCCTGGATCTCGGCTTGGGCTACCTGCTTCGCGCGCTGCGCCTTCAGGCTAAACTTCGCCTCCGTCTCCATGATCGCGTTCTCTTTAGCAGCGTCGTAGTCGCTGCCGGCCATCAGCGTGGTATCCGACAGCTTACCCATCTGGTTGAGCTGCAGGTCGAACGACTTACGCTGCAGGTCATCCGCCATCTTGAACGGCTTGAAAGACGCCTCGACGAGCGGCCACTCCATGAACGCGGCCACCTGCTGAATGACCCAGTTCAATAGGTCACACTGACCCTCCATGTACCGGAGTAGTGAGTTCTCCAGTAGACGCATGGAGGCGTTGCCTCCGCTCCACGTGAGCCCGCCGAACAGAAACTCCTTCGGCACACCCAGACCAGCCAAGATCGTCCCGCTGGACGACTCGATCTCCCCCGTCAGCATCATCGCTCTACCATCCCCGCCGATAGTCTGGTTGCCGATGGGCAGCGGGAGGATGGGGATGTAGTTGCGGTCAAGCTTCCAGCGAGAGACTTCCTGCGCGACTTGGTCCTTCCAGGCACCGAGGTCAATGCTGGTGTACGGGTCTGCGGACCCAGACCCAGCCTGGGGAAACATCACTCGGAGCGGGAGGATGTGCTCCAGGCAGATGGTCTCCTGCGCCTTCTTGAGCACCTGGAGCTGGAACAAATCCTTCAGCAGGGGCAACATCGGAGGGGTGCCCCAGCCTCTATCCACCTGAGCCAGCGTGGGGCGCTTCATATGGAAGATACCGTCCCGCTGGAACACGATCGACTTCTGCTCCGCCACCGACTGCAGGTACAGCTGCGGGATCTTCTCTATGACTTCCTTCCGACCGAGGACGATGTCGTTCTTCACCGAGGCAGGCAGGTTGTAGTAGTACACCTGGTCGCCAGTGATGTCGTTGTATGACGTCTCCACGTCCTCGGGGTTCCACCGAAGCAGGCGGATACCAGCAGGGTTGCGGATGAACTTGTCCTGCACCTTGGCGTTCGCCACTTGCTTGCACTTGGGACAAGTGAGGCGGAACTGGTAGTTCGTGATCTGCCAATGAGGGCGCAGGTTCGTGGCAGTGTCGCACACCTTGCACTCAGCGCACGTCAGGTACTTGATGAACGGGAAGGACACGGAAAACAGAGCATTCCCGTATACGTTGTAGTCCAGCCCACCTTCGATCTGCTTGAACCGAACGCGCAGGGTCTTGTTCAGGAACCGCAGCCACTTCTGCCTCGTCTCATCGTTCGGATGCTGGATGACGACATCCGTGACGGGGTACTCGCTCAGCTTGAATGCCGCCGCGTTGATGAGCGGGCTGGTGAGGAAGTAGTACCGGCACCACCGGAACATGTCGCGCACGCTCCTCGGCAGGTACGTGTGCGCCACGTCGAAGAACGGGTTGGGGTACTGCAT